TTATGCTGTCAATAACCAGCGTCTTGAACTCATGCTTCTCTGTTCCAAGAGTTTCAATAGCGTCCAATACTTCCTGACTGGATGTCGCCAGTGGGAACAGGCTGACATTATCATTACCTGTCAGTGAAGCTGTGCCATCCTCAGTTCTGATGAACACAACTGGCCCCGGCATCATTGCTGCCAGCGTGGTTTTGCCCATACCGCCCTCGCCGAAGAGGGTCATTATGACCGGGCGTTGTCCTGTCGGCTTCGACAGTGATTTAAGATTTATAGCCATTACCAGTCTCCCTTAAATACGAGGGCAAATACCTCGTCTAAAATTTCATCCATTGATCTTTCCATTTTATTTTCCTTTTTTAAATTCAAGTAAATTCTAAGTCAGAGTGTTCGGCCCAGCGGAGTAATTTCCGCTGGAGCCTGACCTGATCTGGGTTTGGTTTGACGCTCAGTCCATCTACAAAGCTGACAGACTTCAGCGCCTGAACTAGCATCGCCAGTTCAACGTCAGTGAGGGTCATCAGTAAGCCTCCACCTTGACGCCAATCTTCGCCTTCTTAGTCTCAAAAGCCTTGGCGACCTTCGCCCAAAGTTTTGGGTCGTTATCCAATAGCCAACGACAGCCAGCCGCGTCAGCAGATAGCGAGGTCTTCACTGGGTGTAAATTTTCGGGGATTTTGTGTTTCACTTCTTCCCAAGTATTAAGATCGATCTTGCGTGTCACAGTCTGTGATAACGTAACCTTATGATCTTCTAGCTTATGGGAGATAGAGCCCTCATCCTTAGCGTCTAATGCTGTGGTGATCTGCTCTTCGATTGCGTGTCTTTCGGCAATCAGTTTTCTTTCTGCTTTCTTCAACTCTAGCCACTGGGAGGCAAGTCCATCGATATTGCTCATCGCAATTCCTTTCGCTTCTTCTTCTATTTCACACTCTCTACAAAAATCGGTTTACAGATTTTGTTTCAGGGAGTAAAGATATTTTTACAACTAATCGTAAAAAAGGTAAAAAATATGCAACAACTTATCCCCATCAATGACATCAGAACGGCGCTCCAAGATCGCCGACTGACAGTCGTTGCAGAGCGGTGTGGACTGTCACATCCCACAGTAAAATCAATCGCCACAGGCAACGAACAAATCAGTCTCACGACATGGAAAAAACTTAGCGAATACTTGAGTGAGACAGAATGAGCTTCCCTGTCCAAGACTATTGCTCGGAGCTAGGCTGGTACTTAGTTACAATACCCGCAGGCTCTAAAGGACCAACGCGGTTTGGGTGGCAACAGCCAGAGAAAGCTCTGTCAGATCCAGAAGCAGCGCGCCTCTACTATGAGCAGAACCCGACGCATAATGTAGGTCTACTACATGGGGCCAGCGGAACTTGCGCCGTGGACATAGATCATGTGGAAAATACCAAACGAATCTTCGAGGAACTGGGCATAGATTTCTCTGCCTTAATGCAGTCAGCGCCCCAGATTATTGGCCGTGAAAATCGTGGAAAACTCATTTTCAAAGCACCGCCAGATCTGATCACACACAAGATATCGTGGCCTACAGAGGGTGATCCGCGTAAGACAGAGGTCGTATTTGAGTTGCGTGCAGGCTCAGTTCAAGACGTTTTGCCGCCCTCAATTCACCCAGATACAGGTAGGCCATACGAGTGGGCAGGCAGGTCAATCTTCGATGGATTGCCAGACCTACCGCCCCAGCTCCTGACGCTTTGGACTGAGTGGGATACCTTCAGACCTCAGATGGCAAGTATGTGTCCTTGGATAAAAAAGGCAGAATTTCAGCCGACTCGCAAGCCACGGCCAAAAGGTGACAGCACTAGCGTGATCGATAAGTTTAACGAAGCGCACGATATGCACACCCTCCTAATTCAATATGGATACAAGAACACATTCAAGGGCAGATACCTATCGCCTAACTCAACGTCTAAACTCGCCGGCGTAAAGTTGTTCGAGGATGGAAGAGCCTACAGCCACCACGCATCTGACCCATTTGACAGCGCCCACACCTTCGACGCCTTCGAGCTGTGGATGCAGTTTGAACATATGGGCAACGTACAAAAGGCAGTCAAGGATGCCGCCCAGATGTTAAACGTAACCCAAGACACAGAATATGATTACGATAAGGAGGCCATCGAACACGGCGCAAAAATTGCCGCCAGTATATTGTCTAAGCCAAGTAAGGAATTTGGTACGTCAGATAAAGTTCCCGACCACCTCCTTAGTGTGCCCGGTGTCCTGCAGGACGTTGTGAACTACTACACAGTCACAGCCATCAAGCCACAACCTCAATTCGCAGTGCAGTGCGCCCTAGCATTTGGATCGGTAGCCATGGGACGCAGGTGGGTGACAGACCAGAGAAATTTCTCCAGCCTATACTTCCTAAATATTGGCGAGACAGGATCAGGCAAAGAGCACACCAAGACCGTCCTAGAGGAATTACTAGAGCAGGCTAACCTAGAGGAACTAATTGGCCCCGCAGGATATACCAGTGGAGCTGGTGTGCTATCGACACTAACCAAGAAGCCCACCCACGTTTCCGTAATTGATGAGCTTGGACGTCAACTTAAAGCTGCAGCCGCTAAGGGTATGCAGCACAAGGCAGACGCCCTGACTGCAATTATGGAATGCTTTGGCCGTCAGGACGGAACCCTGAGACAGCAGGGATACGCAACCAACACAATGAAATCTTCAGAGGCAGAGAAGCTGGAGAGCGTCATAAAGCGCCCAAGCCTGACACTTGTAGGTATGTCTACGCCTAGCGAATTCATGCAGGCCATTGGCGGTGGTGACGTGGCCAGCGGATTGCTTAACCGTTTCATCATCGTCAAATCAGAAATCGGCGTCCAGATGTCTCAGAAAAAACGCAAGTCATCAATCTCTGAGAGGCTGTCAACGTGGGCACGACACCACGCAAGTGCCAAGGAGGGCGATCTAGATGTGGGCAACAGCCACGATATGCCGCCACACCCGATAGAAGTTCCGTTCACCCAAGAGGCTGAAAACCTGCTGAAGGAATATGAGGAGCGGCTAGTCAGTGCCATTAAAAAAGAAACTGGCACTGGGCTGGAGGCCATGTACAATCGGTCAAGGGAGATCGCTATGCGCCTCAGTATAATAGTGTCGAGATCTATGGGTCAGGACGAAATAAGTGCCGACGCAATGCAGTGGTCTATCGATTATGTAAACCACTACGCCAAGCAGACTATCGAAATGTTCCGCAGCAATATGTCTGAAGGTCCGTTCGAGGCGGCTTGCAAGGCAATCTACGCAAAGATCGAACAGGCTGGACTGGGTGGACTAACTGAGCGCGATATGTCCCGCAGTGTCTCAGCCTTTGCAAATATGGATAGACGCAAGCGCGCAGATGTCCTTGATGCATTGCAGACTGACCGGGGCATAGAATTTAGACAGACCAACGACGGCGTAAGAGGCAGGCCACGGTTTGCATACTTCGCGCCACCAATTAATTAAAGGAGAAGAGCAATGGCTAAATGGAATTTAGAAAAGTTATCAAATAAAGGAAAACCAATGGCTAAATATACGCGCAGCGAAATTTTAGATACCGCCAAGGAATACGTCACAAAAGATCGGGCGTCTGAGCATGGCGACATGGAAGGCAATCTCACGACCATAGCTGAACTCTGGGGTGTCTACCTTGAGCGCCACGTCGATCCTGCTGACGTTGCCGCCATGATGACACTACTCAAGATTGCGCGCATTAAATCGAACCCAAGCAATGCAGATAATTGGGTTGATTCGTGCGGATATATGTCCTGCGGCGGTGAGCTGTCGGCAAGGAGGCCCGACCCAAAGCCTATCCCGCCATACGAAGGGGGCAATACATGAGGGCGTCAACTATCATAGGTGGGGCGTCTAGAACTAATAGCCGTAACGCAGCCGACTTTTATGCCACCCCCAGAGAATGCACCATTGCGCTCCTCGACAACTATCAGCGGTTGTTCGAGGGGAGCAGGATCTGGGAGCCAGCCTGCGGCGACGGCGCCATTTCAGAAGTCCTAAAGGAGCGAAGTCTTGCCGTGGTATCTACTGACCTCAACAGCCAAGGCTACGGAGACACAGGGCTAAACTTCCTGAACGCAGATTGTAACTGCGGATCTATCATAACCAACCCGCCATTTAACTTAGCCGCAGACTTCATCAAACACGCCGCCAGCTTTAACGTGCCGTTTGCTATGCTCCTAAAGTCAACGTACTGGCAGGCAGCTAAGAGGTTCGATCTGTTTCAGGCAACTAAGCCACTGGCAATCATAGCCATGTCGTGGCGCCCCGCAATGTCACCAGAGCGCGGCAAGAGCGGCACAATGGATTTCATCTGGACAGTCTGGGATCGTAAGCCATCCAAAAATACACAGTACATCGTGGCCAAAAAACCTAAATAATAAATAGAGAATTAATATGTTAGCATCAATGTGTCTTGCTCTCGCCCTATTTCACGAAGCAAGGGGGGAGCCAATTGTAGGTCAAATGATGGTCGCTAGAGTAATTTATAATAGGATCGAATCACCCCGGTGGCCTGACAATATGTGTGACGTCATAAAGCAGGGAAAACAATTTTCTTTCGTGCGTAAAGGTAATGTGCCCAAACCTAAAGACAAAGAAGCGTGGGCCAAGTCACAAAAGCTGGCCGCTAAGATTATAAAAAATCCAGAAATTTTACCCCACTCCGATGTCGATCACTACCACACAACGGAAGTGCACCCAGTGTGGCGTCGTCAGTTACACAGAGTTGTTAGGATCGGCAAACATATCTTCTATTCATATGAGAAGCCTACAGCCGTAGAAGTTAGCCTCAGACCCAAAACTAGACCCTAAAGTATTAATGGCAGTATTAGTGTCAGTATTTATGACAGGGCAAAAAACGCCTAATAACCCAATAAAATATAGCCCAAATCATTAACGGCATT